TATTATAGCATTTCAATTTGGTTTTGGGGTCCTTTTTTCTCTTTTAATTCAACTCATAATCAGTATGCTCCCCAGCAATAAGAGTACTTTTTACGTAAAAAGTTAAAAATAAATAGGGGGAAATATGTCAAATAAAGACGCATATTGGAATAAGACCAAAAACCATATGATAGTAACATTGGTTCTTTGGGCTTTCTTCTCATTAGTGATCTTCATGTTTGGTTCTGAACTGAACACGATGTCTTTTCTTGGCTATCCACTAGCATATTACATGACTGCGCAAGGATCACTTCTTGCCTTTGTGATAATTTTGTTTTGGACTGCAAATAAACAAGAAAAAATCGACGAAGAACATGGTTTCTCAGAAAGAGAGGATGACTAATGTTTAAAGGAGATTTTATACAAAACCTTCCTAAAATATATGGTACCTACACTGGTGGCTTTTTAGTGTTCATCATTTTGATGGCATTAGCAGAGCAAGCAGGAGTGTCAGCTAAAAACATCGGAGTGATGTTCGTAGCTTTCACGGTATTGATTTATGCCTTAATCGGTTATTTATCAAGAACCATTCAAGTAGATGCCTACTATGTTGCAGGAAGACAAGTGCCAACCGTATTTAACGGGATGGCAACAGCAGCTGACTGGATGTCAGGTGCTTCATTCGTAGCCTTAGCGGGTGGAGTTTACTATGGTGGTTATACTTATATGGCCTTCTTAGTAGGTTGGACAGGTGGATACGTACTTGTTGCAACTTTAATGGCTCCGTACCTAAGAAAATTTGGATGTTACACAGTTCCTGATTTTATCGGAACACGATACGGTGGTAATCTCGTAAGAGCTTGCGCAGTATTCGTGCTTTTCATAGCATCATTTACTTATGTAACTGCACAAATTAACGCTACGGGTACAATTGCTTCTAGAGCTCTTGGAATTCCGTTTGAAGCAGGTGTATGGGTAGGATTAATAAGTATTCTTATCTGTTCAATGCTTGGAGGGATGAGGGCTGTAACTTGGACTCAGGTTGCTCAGTACATTGTATTAATCATCGCATACTTAATACCAGTATTTTGGATTAGTTCTAATGTTGGTGGAGGAATTTTCCCTCACTTGATGTTAGGTGATGAAGTTGCAAGACTTGGTGAACTTGAACAACAATTTGGACTAGTTAAAAACAGCGCCGCAGATATGAAAGCAGCTGGGGTACCAGGAGGATTGAAATATATCTCTGGAACTCACTCTGGAGTACCTGAAGGTGGAATGGCTGTCTGGAAATACTTATCGTTAGCGATTTGTATGATGGTGGGAACTGCATCGTTACCTCATATCTTAATGAGATACTTTACAACTCCTACAGTAAGAGCAGCAAGAAAATCAGTAGCTTGGTCGCTATTCTTTATTTTCTTACTTTACTCTTCAGCGCCTATGTTAGCGACATTGTCTAAGTTGGCATTAATGGATCCAAATCTACCAACTGGAATTATCGGAAAATCTATTTCTGAAGTTCAGTCAATAGAGTGGGTACAAAGATGGTCTGAAGTTAAACAAGTATTTATTGCAGACTTTAATGGTGACGGAATACTTCAGTTGAACGAATGGTTCATGAGAGGTGACGTTGTAGTATTAGCTACTCCAGAAGTAGCAGGTCTACCGTTCGTAATCTCAGGACTAGTGTTTGCTGGTGGTATGGCTGCTGCCATGTCAACTGCCGATGGATTAGTTCTTGCGATCTCAAATGCGTTATCACACGACATTTACTACAAGATCATAAATCCAAAAGCGGAGACTTCAAAAAGACTGTTAGTTGCTCGTGTACTTCTAGTAATAATCGGAGCTGCTGGTGCTTACATAGCCTCTTTCAGGCTAACAAGTATCTTAGGTTCAGTTATCTGGGCTTTTGACTTTGCGATGTCTGGATTATTCTTCCCACTTGTACTTGGTGTATGGTGGAAGAGAGCTAACAGAGAAGGTGCTATAGCTGGTATGGCTTTAGGATTAATTTCTGGTGCTGGTTACCTAATTTGGGTAAGAAACGGCGGAAGTGGATTCCTAGGTATTACACAGTTAACGTTTGGTATCTTTGGTTCAGCTGTCAGCTTAGTATCTATGGTAGTAGTAAGTTTAATTACTTCAGAGCCTAATGCTGCAACACAAAAAATGGTTGACGAGGTTCGTGTACCATCTGGTAAATCGATCCGCCATTATTAACATTAAATAATCTTATTTTTCCATCCCAATATCGATTTCGATACTGAGGCATAAACTTAGCTCCCGGTAACTCAAATGTAAACTGATCAGACAGTTCGTAGAATACATGAGGTTCCGATTCTATTTGAAGATAAACTTCATTTTTCTTTAGTATTGTCAAATGAGACATGACTATAGGAATCACCTATAGTTATTTATTACCTCTCTCTTTGGGTAAAATTAATACCTTGCATATGATCAAACTCGTGTAAAAAGACTCTTGCAGCAAATCCCTCCAACTTTATCTTATGATCAACCTTATTTTCATCTTCATACTTTACTACCACTGTCTCTGACCTTTCTACTTCTATAAATTTATCTGGATAAGATAAACATCCCTCCTCCATTGTAACTGTCTTAGAAGATTGTTTTACTATTCTAGGATTAAAACAAACAAGTATTTCATTATATTCAAGATCCTTCACCATAATAAAAACTCTCTCATTGATACCTATTTGATTTGCAGAAAGTCCTACACCATTATGATGCACCATATTCTCATAAAGAATTTTACTTAATTCTGCACGGTCTAAATCGTAACTACACTTTTTGACTCGTTCACGTAGTATTGGATGTGTATTAGGTGTTAATTGTAGTATCATTAGAATCCTGATTGAAATCTTTGCCATTCAATGGCATTTTTAATTTGATATGTGCGGCCAGATATATTTCTAATTATCTCTTCAAGAAATTTGAGTGTGACATCATAATATCTTATCTTCATATCCACTTGACTCAGTTTTTCATCTGCATCCAAATATCTTTGAATGGCATCTTTCTCTCTCACTTTAAAACTAAAAGGTTCTTCAATATAAACCTCTGCAGGTGCTTTTCCAGTATAGTAGTTGTGCCTTTCTAACTTAACTTTACTATATTGCTCCCTTGCTTTTTCACGAAGTAATGTAATTGTATTATAGATTGTATAATACTTTGAATGTAATTGAGGTATTTTAAGTGACTCATCATGTAGGTTATCAGGGTCAATGACAGCATCACGCTCCCACATCTCCTGAATTTTATCAAGATTCATAGCAAGTTGCCAGAAGTATCAGTTATATTATACACAGTATAGCGGAAAGATGCACTTGCTGTAAAGTAGTTTATGTCAGTTTCTGTAGCATCGAAACTTAAAGAGGTTAATGATACAGGAAAAAGGTTCTTAAATTTAACAATCGCAACATCACGAAGATTACTATTTAAGATATGAAGTCCTCCATCACAGTATTGTTCTTCTAGATCACGAATACCATCTGAATCAGTTGTCTTATCGATAAACTGTTGTGGTGTCTCTGGAAATCCTAGACCTGTCAACCAATTATGAACTGCCATATAATTTTCCATATTCTCATCAACTAAAAATCGAATATCTAAATCACCGTAAGTTAGTTTCTCACCGGGAACATCTATGTTTTTCAAGTATGATGGTTGTTGATATGTCCCTAAAGTAATCTCAGGTATGAGTGCAGAGTTACAAAAAAATGTAATCTTAGGAAATTTTGCAAGAGAAAACTTAAACCCAACTGGTGAGAGAAAATTACGATTACCAATTTGTCCGGCAAGTGGGCCGCGTGATGATGTCATTTTTTAGTTTTCTTCTTCATTGAATTAATAAATTTACGATAAATCGCTGCCTCTGCAGATTTACCCATCACCCGTGCTCGCTGCTCCATTGCGATTGCTGCCTGAATCTTGTGAGCATGAGATCTATTTGATTTTCTAATCTTTGCAACACTGGATCTCGCTGTTGATTCATCTTTGAATCCGAGTCCATGTATCGTGCCTTTTGGATCTTCATCTGTATATAAGTCTGAGTGTTTTTTAGATTTTGCTGGTTGTCCTTTCTTTCTAGGTATTCTAGGGTTAGATGATTCAAGGAACTGTTGAAGAGTTTTCATTCTCCTCCACCTCCTCCATTACCACCTCCTCCATTACCACCGCCACCGTTGCCACCGCCACCGTTGCCACCATTACCATTACCGCCATTTCCATTTCCATTTCCGTTGCCATTTCCATTACCATTAC